TTGTGGACTAAGGAACAAGTTGATGGTTTCATTACGACCGTATCAAGAGACAGCCGCTGACTTTCTCTTTGAGCATGACCGCGCCATGATCTTGGCGCCGGTGGGTGCGGGTAAGACCGCCATCACACTGACGGCCATGTGGGAGATGATCCGCGATGGGCACGTCAAGCGCTGGCTGGTGCTGGCGCCCAAACGCGTCTGTACCGACGTGTGGCCAGTCGAGCGCCCCAAGTGGGCAGACCGCTTAAGCATGGCTTTGTGCGTTGGCACACCTAAGCAACGCTTGGATGCCCTCAAAAGCAACGCCCAAGTGGTCGTGACCAACTACGACAACTTACAATGGTTGGCCGAACAAAAATTAAATTTTGACGGCGTGGTGTTTGACGAACTCACGCGCCTCAAGAACCCGTCAGGCACACGCTTCAAAGCGTTTCTTAAAGTGGTTGACCCTATGACAACGCGCTGGGGCTTGACTGGCTCATTTACCAGCAACGGCCTTGAGGACGTCTTTGGCCAGTGCAAGATCGTTGACCAGTCATTGCTGGGGCGCAGCAAAGGCGCGTTTATGCAACAGTATTTTGTGCTGATTAACAAGGAGTTTGGCGAATGGTCGCCGCGTGTAGGGTCGCTTGAAAAGGTAATGAACGTGATCAAGCCTGCCACATTTGTTTTGGAGGCCGGTGAGTATAAGGACAAGTTGCCGCCTTTGCATACTGTTGAGTTGGCTTGCACGATGGACATGACGCCGTACAACACCATGAAAAAGGATTTTGTGCTGGAAGGCATCACAGCCGTTAACGCGGCAGTTGTCACGGGCAAACTACAACAACTGGCGTCAGGGTTTGTTTACGACACCACCACCACGCCATCTGACTTACCAGGGCGGTTTAAGGTTGAGCAAAAGCCTGTCTGGTACAGCCTGCACAAGTTTGAACGCCTTGAAGAATTACTTGATGAGAACCAGCATGCCAATACCATTATTGTGTACAACTACCAAGAAGAACTTGCCGAACTCAAGCGTAGGTTTGGACACTTACAAACCCTTGACGACACCGACGCCATTAAGCGATGGAACGAGGGCAAGATACGACTATTGGCCGTGCACCCGAAATCCGCAGGTCATGGGCTTAACTTACAGCACGGCGGCTGCCACATTGTCTTTCTGTCCTTGCCGTGGAGTCTCGAACTTTACGAGCAGACCATCGGTCGTTTGCACCGAAGCGGACAGCAGCAGGCGGTCTGGTGCTACGTGATGCTGACCAGCAAAACGGTTGATGAAAAAATTTGGGCCGCCTTACATGACAAGCGCGCCATATCTGACATTGCAATGGAGGAACTTAAATAATGTGGCCATTCCCGCCTTTTCCAAACCCCAAAGACAAGGGCAACAAAGTGCCTAAGTTTAACCCTGACAACTTTGAGGACGCGCCGCTATGAGTTATATCGTGGCATCACTGCCGCCCATGAAGTGTTTTGTGAAGCGCGAGTTTTTGTACAACGACCACAAGGGGCACAACGAACTGGAGCCTGCAATCTGGGTCAGCCTTAAAGCCCTGCGCGGTCAAGTGTTTCGCATCGAGTCGCTGTTGCCCAACTATGGCGCGCTATACGACAAGTTGCCCATCCACGCTTATGTCTGGCACGCAGACGCTGGCAATCTGCCAATTGACACGCTCCAGTTGTGGGATTGCATGGGCTACCGCTTTACCATTGTTGAAAAGATTGGCCTGCGTAACCTGGGCGTCAAGTTTCTTGGCAAAGACAAAGAGTGGCATTTTGGGCGTTACTTGTTTACAGTGGACTTTTGCGCTGACGGCATGGACTTAGACACGGGCTTTACCGAGCAGGCCGAGGAACATAAGTCGTTTAATTGGATTGCGCTGGACAACGGCCAGTTTGCTTGCCAGCCAAACAACCGTTGCCTTTGGTATGACCAGAGCTTGATCCCTGCTGAGACAAAGTTTCCTGACTTCCAAGCGGCGCAGCGTCTGTGGACAGTTGACGGCACACGCAAATGGTCGGCTGGCGACGATTGGTTTTACGACATCAAGGAGAAAACATGATCCACACCGACGAAGACGACGAGTTTGACCGCATCAAGCGCGAGAATGCTATGCGTGAGGTGCAACGATTAGGGCAAGAAATAGAGGGTGGGCAACCCTACTATTGGAAAGCCATGGAAGTGGTGATCTACACCAAGCGCAAATGCCCCGACTGCACGGAAGTCAAACAGCTTTTGAGGGCTAAGAACATCAACTATGTCGAAATGGACATGGAGTCTAGCCCTGACTTACCCCATATTTTTATCAATGGCAAGCGCGTCGATGGCTTGGCCGGACTACAGGAAGCACTCAAATGAAACGAATTGACCAATGGAAAGCCAAACTTAAAGTGGCCCATGCAGAACGGCGCATACGTGACCGAGAGGCCAACGCCGCCGTGCGGGCGCTTATGCGCGTGCGCGCAACAATTATTGAACTGGAGAGAAAAATTGACAAACACTTGGCGAAGCCTTAACAGCCAACTTAGCAGGATGAGCGAAGACGAGGTTCTCAGACTGCTCAACGAGGAACGTGATGGCGCAAAGCGCGTCAGCATGCTTGAGCGCCTTCACCAGCGCTATAACACCCTGCGCGTAGCGCGGGAGAGATTAGAACTACTTAAAGGAGCAACACAATGATCAACTGGACACCACCAGAAGGCACCAAAGTGACTTACCCAAGCAAGAGTCTGCAAGACCGTGCATTTAATTACCAGCGCGGCTCAGACGTGCAGGCGCTCTGGCGCGAACACGGCTGGACACCGCCCAGCGAAGGCATGACACCGCCGCCACCTGAGAAAGCGTTTGAGCTTAGGAGAGTCAGATAAATGCCGCGCCCCAAACCACCTGAACCCCTACTAGGCCGACAAGTCCGAATGTCTGACAGACATTGGATGATCTTGCAAGAACTTGGCGGTGCCGAATGGCTGCGCAAGCAGTTGGACAAGAACGCTAAAATGCCAGCCAAGTATTACCGCCGTGAATTGGACGCGCCGTCTAAGAAGGAACTTAATGACTAACTCGCCAGACTTTGCAACATGGGGCCAAGCCAACTTGGTTAAGTTTGCGCAAGAAGCCTACGCCAAGCTGTGTGAGCAAGACGACCGCATACAGCACCTACAATGCGATCTAAAGACCGCCATAGAGGCGTACAGGGCGCTAACTAAGGAATAGGCGGCGCTCGTCTATGCGGCGGTTTTGCAAGCCTCTAAGGACTTTGCCGCCCGCCATGCAGTATTTCAATAGTTCTTCGGCTGCGCCTTCTTTGTCAAGCCGAAGAACTTTTTGACGAAGCGTCGAACGCTGTAGTGTTCCCAGACCGACATTAAAACTAAAAGACACAAGGCCATCAAACATCCCTTGTGTAAGAGGGACAGGGCAGAAACGCTCCACGCCCCGCTCAAAGCGATCCAGATCGGCTCGAAGAATTGCATCTACTTCGTCTTTTGAAAACGCTCGGTTATCTTCTGGGTGAAGCGCATAAGCGCCTCTTTGATCAATTGGCATCTTGCCTTGATTTGGGTAAAGAACATGGCCTACTCCTATTGTCCACAGCTTTGCTGGGCACTGGTATGGTTTAAATCGAACACCCTCATGGTGTTTGATCATCTCAATGGTTTTGGCAGAGACATTCATTTGCCAAACGCCCGACCACCAAAGTGGAATGCAATGATGCTAGCAAATAGTGCCTGGGTGTCAGAGTCCCACAGCATCTCGGCCAACTCCACAAAAGTAACGCCATTGTGCCAACCGTAGGCAAACAAGCCAACGTCAACAAAGACTAACAGAAAAAAGAACCCATAGGTAATAACTGGGCGAACGCTGGCGCGCAGGTTTCGCATCCATGTGGATGTGCCTTCGTTCAGGCTTTCATCGTGAGCGTAAATGGCCTGCATCTCTGCCTGCTGGGCACCAATGATGGCCTGACTGGTGGCCGCCGCGCTTTCGGTTTCCAACTGCTCAGAACGTATATGCTCAATGCGTTCTTGCGCTTCGAAGCCAGCCTTGCGCAGTTCAAGCTCACGGGTAATCTGCATTTGAGCCAGTGCCAGTTCATGCAGCTTGTCGGCGCGGTCTTGAAAGAAATCCAACAGCTTGGGCAGGCCGCCCATTAAGAAAGAGATTAAGGTTGAGAGTAGAGTTAACATTACAGTCCAATCATTCCAAGTAGTTTATTGACAATCTTGTTTGACAAATCGTCAGGCAAAAATCGAAGCAGTCCAAGCACCCACCAAGCGATGCACAAGCGTACAAACACTTTGAGAAACAGGTCAAATTGCTTTTGGTACTCATTCACCGCCCACACCTTGATCGGGCGCATATATCGCTAATCTCAGCAATGCCCCAACCAACAGCACCAATTAGCATGACGATGACAACAATACCAACCGCCCACGCCAACTGTTCATCTTCTTCTTCTTTGCGTTTCTTTTCTTAGGCCTTGGCTTGGCGCGCTAGATGCGCGTCTTCAAGATCCATCTGTTGCTGGCGCTGT